ATGCTTTATCAGACTCCATTAGAATAAGTGAGTTTTTGTTGAAGAACAGTATTGAAACAAAGTTGGTAAAACTTGATGGTAAAGATCCATCGGAAATCGGATTTGAAAAGACTTGGGAAGTTATAAATAACTCTCCCGTTTTAGATTTCGAATCTTTGTTTCGTTTGAAGATAAATTTATAAAATATATGATTACAAAACTAAATTGTGACGTTTCAAACTTTACGAATATTCTGCACGTGGCAGACATTCATATTTTGTTAACTAAACGTCATGCGGAATATACAGAGGTGTTCAAGAACCTATATAAGGCAATTGAAAAGACACCCGAGACCACTGCTATTTGTGTGGTGGGTGACGTGTTTCACAACAAGAGTGATCTTAGTCCTGAGTGCGTAGAAATTGCGTCTCAGTTTCTAAAAAACTTGGCAGATCGTCGTCCAACCATACTTACTGCTGGAAACCATGACGCAACTCTAACCAACAAAAACAGGTTGGATAGTTTGAGTCCTATTGTTAACGCTCTTAAACACCCAAATCTTTTTTATCTAAAGGATACTGGTGTGTATCAGTTGGGTGATATCTTGTTCAATAACTTCTCGGTATTTGATGAACATTCACCTGAGAATTATATTAAGTTTGAAAAGATTCCCAAGATTTATGTTAATAACACTTCTTATCATATTGGACTATATCATGGACCAGTTGATAGTGCTGTAACTGACATTGGGTATAAAGTTACGAGTAACACCAAAAACGAACTGTTTGATGGACATCAAATTATTTTGTTGGGTGATATTCATCGTCATCAGATTCTTCAGAACTATCACGTTATTGATGAAAAGATTCGTAAACCCGTGGTTGTGTATTCTGGTTCATTGATTCAACAGAACCATGGTGAAGAATTGAAAGGTCATGGGTTTGTTTATTGGGATTTGAAGACTCTCAAATTCAAACACGTTGAGGTAAAGAACGACCATGGATATTTTACTGTCGAGGTTAACAAAGGAACTTTGATTACCGATTTGACGGATATTCCAAAGAAAACCACGCTTCGAATCAAAGCATTTGAGTCGGTTGCAACTGAACTCAAGACGGTCATCTCACAGATTCGTGAACATACTGAGATTGTTGATATCAATTATCTACGTGTGGACCAGTTGGCCTCAAGTGTGAACAATTCAACGGTTCCAAATTTGAATATTCACGGTCTTTCAAATATTTCGTATCAGAACAAATTGATTGCGGAATATCTTCAAGATAAACATACTAATATTCCTGACTCTTTGATTCGTGAGGTTGAAAAGATCAACAAGGAGTTGAATGATCAAATTGTCAAGGATTTAACCGCTAAGAATATTCGATGGAAGCCAAAACGGTTTGAGTTTGATAATATGTTCAGTTACGGCGAAGGTAATGTAATTGATTTTAGCAAAATGAAAGACGTTGTGGGACTATTTGCTGCAAACGCAAGTGGCAAATCCAGTATTCTTTCGGCATTATCCTTTTGTATATTTGACAAGTGTGATCGTGCTTTTAAAGCCGTTCACGTAATGAATACACAAAAGATGTCGTTCAAGTGTAAGTTTAACTTTGAAATTGATAAGGTTGATTACTTTATTGAACGTATTGGTCACGCTGATAAAAAAGGAAGCGTCAAGGTTGATGTACGTTTTTGGAAAGAAGAAAAGGGTCAAGTAATTGAACTCAACGGTGAAGCACGTCGTAATACTAACGATTTGATTCGTGATTATGTTGGAACTTATGATGACTTTATTTTAACTGTATTGAGTATTCAGAACAGTAAGACTGGTTCTTTCATTGATCTTGGTCAGACTGAACGTAAGGATCTATTGGCACAGTTTATGGGACTTACTATATTTGATAAGTTGCACGGACTGGCAAATGACAAGATGCGTGAATGGGCAATCTTGATGAAGAACTTTGCCAAGACCGATTACAACGCAGAGTTGGAGACATTGACTACCAATATCAATAATGCTGAATCTGTTATTCGTTTAAAGGACGAAGAACTAAAAACATTAACGGATAGTCGTGAAGTTGAAAATGAGAAGATTGCTGAGACAACTAAGCAGTTGATCAAGGTGAATGTCACAACTACTGATATAAGTGGATTGGAAACACAACGTATTAATACCGACAGAAAAATCGTCAGTGAACAGTTGAAGTATGATACCGAGGTTCCCAACATTGAGAAGTTGAAGAATGACATCAAGCCAATCAATGACAAGGTTGAAAAGTTCAAGTCTGATGATATTGAGTCCAAGTATTCGGAGTATAATACTTTGAAATTGGAAGCGTCTAACATTGAAGGACAGTTGGAACGTAAGAAGTTGATTGTTACAAATAAGTTGGATAAGTTGAAGAAACTTGAAAACCACAAGTATGATCCAAATTGTACATTCTGTGTTAACAACGTGTTTGTTCAAGATGCAATCAAGACTAAAGAAGATCTTGAAAATGATAAGATTGAAGCTAAAGGTCTGATTGAAAAACTGACTACTGTGAAAAACAAGTTGGGTGTCGTTGAAACTGTTGCTAATCAATTTCAGGAGTATAGAAATCTTCTTAACAGTCTAACAACGTTAACCAAGAATATTTCTAATCTTGAAAATCTTCAATTACAACGTGAGAATACGATTGTAAAGGAAAAGAACTTGTTGGAATCGATTGAAGTTAAGATTAAAGAATATTATGATGCAAAGGACGCTATTGAATCGAATCTTAAGGTTCAAAAGGCGATTGATGACATTAAGGCAAACATTAAGAACATCGACTTTAACATTCGTAATGTTAACTCTAATATTACCGACACCAAGAGTAAGATCAACAATTGGACCTATCAGAAGTCTCAGATTGAAGCCAAGATTGCTGAAATGAAGGAGACTGAAAAGATTCATAATGCTTACACTTATTATGTGGATGCCGTTTCCAGAGATGGACTTCAGTATCAAATTATCTCTAAGGCGTTGCCTGGTATTGAATCTGAGGTTAACAACATACTTAATCAGATTGTTGAGTTTACCGTTTCGTTTCAGACTGATGGCAAGAACATTATGGCATACATTGTTTACGATGACAAGAAGTGGCCTTTGGAATTGGCAAGTGGGTTAGAGAAGTTTGTGAGTTCGTTGGCTATTAGAGTTGCGTTGATCAATGTATCCAATCTACCACGTCCTAACTTTATTGCTATTGATGAGGGGTTTGGATGTGCTGATAGTGATCATTTGTCTGCCATGGCTAATTTGTTCTCATTCTTGAAGAGTAATTTTGACTTTGTTTGGGTTGTTAGTCACTTGGATGTACTCAAAGACATGGTTGATACCCGTCTTGAGATCGTCAAAGATGCTGGGTTTTCACGGATTAATTTCCAGTGATTTCTATATGTATTGTTAATTACAATACATATGGCTTTAATATCAAATGCAAGAAATACCGGACAAAAGCTGAACTTATCTGATTTACGAGTCGATATTGAAGATAGTTCGTTTTTGTCCGAGTATTTTATATTATCGGAATACTCACCCAAGTTTACTGCTGGTAAGAATACTTTTTTGTTAAATGGGTCCGATAAACTTGCAGTTAATAGTCCTATTCAAATTGAGGTTTTAGACAGTCAGGGTCGGTCATTGTATGTTGAGGTGGCTAAGACCAACAACATCGCCTATAAGGAAGGTGGCGCGGTTAGAATATCGGTATACGTTTATAACGATACTCCTTATGGTGTTGGTAAAGTTATTATTGTTGGTCGTGAAAAGACAAACAAACTGATACGTTGGATTGGTAATATTCAAATCAATCCATCTGTACAAAATACATCGAAGGTCATATTTTATAAATCTCCCATATTGTCAGTAACATCGACTTTCGTTCCAATTACATCAGACAATTCTTCGGGGTATTTGACAGTTATTAATAATACTCCAATTACAACTTATGCGGTAACCCCCAAGAAAAATGATGATTATGGATTGTTTGATATCGGGTCAACTCCAATTGATTATCGTCTTACTTTTTTAGATGGTTCATTGGTTGTTTCATCTTCAATGAAAAACGCATTGGTAGATATCTATGCAACTAAATTGGATGGTGATATTGTAACCAGTTTAACATCATCAAACGTTATTACCGATGTATTGAGTGAAAACACGGTCAAGTTGAAGAACCCAATTTATTACGTCGATAATAAAAACAAGAAAATAATTTCAAATATTGTAGATGGTACTTTGTCTGCTAATATTACAAACGTTAAGTATGATGGTAGATTTATTACAAGTTCATCATACAATCAATCGGTTGCATTTGTAACATATACTAACCTAAAGACTTTTTCTGGTAACATTTATCGTCACAAATTGTATCGTAGAAGTTTAAGTGCAGCCGGTGATTTTGAGATTATTGCAGACGAACCTTTTGTTGATTCACAGGCTTTAGTAGATTCAGCCACACCAAACAGTTATTATAAAAGTCTAGGATCATTTCCAAACCCAACACATTTACATCACTATTGGTTTAGTAGTTCCAATACAATCAGTTTTACTAGAGATTCATCATATTTGATGGACGCAATGGTTATTACAAATAGCACTAATAATGAACAATACATTATTGTAAAAAATGATACCAATGGTGGAAGTGTTACACATGAATACACCCCATATGATCAAACTTCGGTGTTGAATGAATCTGGAATGGCATATGACAGTAACTTCATGCGGTTTTATCCAGATGTTACATATAAGTTTTCAGTCAGATCCAAAATTATCAAATCAGATACAACTCAACCTGCAAGTGTTAGTTTTTACATAACATCTTCTTTGATCAACGAAGTTAATGGTGATCCAAATTTTGATAATGTTCGTGGAGTTAAGGTCGGAGAAATTTATTTGGATGAACGGTCATCGTCGTTGTATCATCCAGACCCTCATACATTTTATAGTCGATTTGGTAAACAGTTTAATGGAACGATGGTAATATACACTAAAAATTGTGTATCCACATTATCTGACTTACAGTTATCGACATATTCGGAACCATCTTTTTCTCCTGAAATATTTACGTCTCGTATACCATTTCCTGTAACTGTTGCGGGTGAACAGTTTGAAATAAAATCAGAATTGTTTGATGTTAACTCTAATTTAGTATATTCTGATTTAAGAACGATCACGTCGTTTGATCCGTCTGGATCATCTTTGAATAAACTTATTCCCGGTGTTATTTCATCCGATACTACTAATGGGTTAAAAGTATTCAACTTGATTATTACCACCGAACAAACTAATCCAAAACAAGGTTTGTACATGTTAAACGCAGCTCGTTTCGAGTTTGATGTTAGTGGTAGTGGCGCACATACTGCAAACGATGCAACGTTTCATATTAAAAAAGGAACTGTAAGTATTAGTCCGCAGGCAGATGGTGGTATTGGTGGAAAAGTTTATATTAACCCAAGTACCGTATTGGAAATTAAACCAACGGCGGTGGGTAATATTAACAATGTTGATATTGGTCAAGATGGGACAAATCATAAAAAAGGCAAGTTTACTGATTTGGAAGCTACTGACTCCGCTACTGTTCCTACAACTACTGCACCTGCAACTGTTAGTGCGACTGTTACTAGTACAACATTGGCGTCAACTCCCGGTACCGTTGATGTGGTTTGTCCATTAAAAGCACCGGATGGCTGGTTATCGATCAATGGCAAGAGGGTGCCGTATTACAATTAATAATACAAAAACGACTTGTTGTATTATATTTATAGGACGATATGGTAAAACTCTCCGATTTTTTGGTTGAAGCTGCTGCGAATTCCAGTCAAAAAGACATGGAAAAAAATGAATTGCGGCTAGATAACACAATCAAGTATCTTCAAACCAAAAAGAAAGTGTTGTTGATTGGCACATCAAATCGTTGGGAAGGTCATAAGGACGATGAAGCAAAGTCAACTAAATTGGCTAAGTTAGTTTGTGAAAGATTGGGTAGTGATAAGTGTGAATTTATTGATGCAAGCAAACTCAATATTTTTGTATGTGAAGGAAATGTGTCATCCAAGTGGGGCAATCATTGTGGAGAAAAAGGTGCGGTGTTAAAAGATAAAGAAAAAGATCCAACTGGATATCATCGTTGTTGGGCAAGTATCAATAACAAATCAGATGAACTTTGGAAGATTAGCAAACCATTATTTGAGAGTGATGTAGTTTTATTTTTTACATCTATACGTTGGGGACAGACCAACAGTATTTATCAGAAACTAATAGAACGTTTGACGTGGATTGAAAACCGTCATTCAACCCTTGGTGAATCCAATATTGTTAAGAATATTGATGCTGGTGTTATTGCTATTGGTCAAAACTGGAATGGAAAAGATGTTACACAAACACAAAAAGCTGTACTGGAATTTTACGGATTTAATACTCCACAAGAGTTATTTTGGAACTGGCAATATACAGATAACGTCAGTGATGAAACCAAAAAATCATACTCGAAAGCTATTAAAGTTTTTGATGATACATTCATCGAATGAATAATTAAACAAATATAAGTTATGAAAAAAGCGTCAGGAAAAAGTAATTTGGCAATCGTTAGGGACTATCTCAATGGTGAACGTCCTTTTATTCAAGTTGGTTATACTGCAGATTCCGATTTTGCATCTCGTAAAGAGGGTGAAATTTGGGAGGACGTAAATGGTAAAAAGTGGATAAAGAAAAATGGCACCAAACGTGCTATTAACAATGTCAGTTCGTCTACGATTGAATCTACCAAACGTCATTGTAAAGATTGTAATATGGATATTCGGTGGGGCAATCGTTATGATGAAATTCTTTATAATAAGACCGGTCGTTGTCAAGAATGTCTTGCAAAGTTTGAAACCAAGTTACGTGTAGAAGGAAAGTATGATGATTATGAACAAAACAAACTATTGCGTAATCAATTGAGTCAAGCCAAAGAGTTTCGTACCAAGGTGCAGGAAAGTTTTGATTTTGTATCTTCTCATCAAAAGATATCGTTTCCAAACGGTGATGGAACTTTGGATGAATGGACGATTGAACGTAGAGAAAATATTTTGAAAGATCTGAAAGCCGATTTGAAAAAGATTGATAAACAGATTCTCAAGATTGAAAAGAAATTGGAGAAGTTAAGTCATGTCGAATGATCAAAAATCGTTAAGAGATATCATCAAGGCAGAATATAAAAAGTGTCTTGAAAACCCGATGTACTTTATGAAGAAGTACGTCAAGATTCAACATCCTAAACGAGGTACAATACCATTTGAATTATATCCTTTTCAAGATGATTCTCTACAGGAGATTATTGATAACGACTATAACATTATTTTAAAAAGTCGTCAGCTTGGTATTACCACATTGTGTAGTGCGTATAGTTTGTGGTTGATGGTATTTAATAGTGACAAAAATATTTTGTGTATCAGTATTACACAAGAAACATCTAAAGAAATTGTTACCCGTGTACGTTTTGCCAATGACAATCTTCCAAGTTGGTTGAAAGTTCCATGTGTCGAAGATAATCGTCTATCATTGCGTCTTAAGAATGGTTCACAAATTAAAGCCGTATCATCTTCTGGTACCGCTGGTCGTTCGGCCGCACTATCAATGTTGATTATTGACGAGGCCGCATTTATTGATAACATCGATGAAATTTGGACATCGGCACAATCGACACTATCAACTGGTGGTAAAGCAATCGTGTTATCAACACCAAACGGTGTTGGTAACTTTTTTCATAAAACTTGGGTAGAAGCTGAAGGTAAAAAGAATAAGTTTCACACGATACGTTTGCCATGGCATCTTCATCCTGAACGTGATCAAACTTGGAGAGATGAACAAACAAAATTGCTTGGTCCAAAGATGGCCGCACAAGAATGTGATTGTGACTTTGCTACATCAGGTAATACTGTAGTTGATGTGCCGATTCTTGATTTCTATAAACAGACAAAAGTACGTGCTCCTGTCGAAACTAGAGGTATGGATAAATTGTTGTGGTTGTGGGAATATCCAGACTATACACGTTCATATTTGGTATGTGCGGACGTTGCTCGTGGTGATGGAGGCGACTATAGTGCATTTCACGTAATTGATATTGAAAGTTTTACGCAGGTTGCGGAATACAAAGGACAAATTGGAACCAAAGATTATGGCAATATGTTGGTCAATGTTGCTACAGAATATAACAACGCCTTGTTGATTGTAGAAAATTTAAATATTGGTTGGGGCACAATTCAACAAATCTTGGATAGAAAATATCCTAATTTGTTTTATAGTAGTGCTGATTTAAAATATGTAGACGTGGAACATCAAATGACCAATCGAATCCATTCTGTCGAAAAGAAGATGACTCCGGGGTTTACTACAACATCTGTAACAAGACAGTTGATTATTTCACGATTAGAAAGTTATATGCGTGAAAAGACCATAAATATTCAGTCAACACGTACAATTGATGAATTGTATACGTTTATTTGGAATAATGGTAAAGCCGAGGCAATGAAGAATTACAATGATGATTTGGTAATGTCATTTGCAATTGGATTGTGGGTACGTGATACCGCTTTGAAATTACGTCAACAATCAATAGATATGACTCGTAATATGTTGGGTAGTATCAATAGATCTGAACAACAAAGCTCTCCTGTGTATACTACAAAAAACGCAAATGCACAACAGTCGTGGGAAATGCCTACCGGACTAAAAGATCAAAAAGAGAGTTTAACTTGGTTATTATAACGATCTTTCACTATTTATTTACGAAATATAATACAATTGTATGGCAGATCAACCGACAGATTTAAAGAGCAGATCACTATTTGCTCGTCTTAAGAGACTTTTCTCTACAGACGTTATTGTACGTAACGTTGGTGGTAAAAAGTTAAAGGTAGTAGATACCGATGAAGTAGCATACGCTACGGATAGAAACACACTACGTGACCGTTTTAATCGTATTCGTACTTCTGCGTACAATCAGTATAGTAGAGATTTCACCCTTAGTTATCAAGCCGCTCGTATCGAATTATTCAGAGATTATGATACGATGGACATGGATCCAATTCTTAGTTCTGCATTGGATATTTACGCGGATGAATCATTGACACGTAACGAAATGGGAGATGTTTTGGTGATCAATACACCAAATGATAATATCAAACAGATACTTCGTAACTTGTATTATGATATCATGAATATCGAATTTAACCTTTGGAGTTATGTTCGTAACATGTGTAAGTACGGCGATTTTTATCTTAGACTTTATATCAGTCCCGAGTACGGAGTTTATATGATTGAGCCAATTAGTGCTTATAATGTAACCCGTGTTGAAAACAGTGATTTGTATAATAAGAACTATATCAAATTTCAAGTCAACCTACCTGACGGTGGTAAGGTCGAAGATCTTGAAAACTATCAAGTAGCACATTTTCGTTTATTGAGTGATAGTAACTTCTTGCCATATGGTAAGAGTATGTTGGAAGGTGCTCGTCGCGTTTGGAAACAATTGAGTTTGATGGAAGACGCAATGTTGATTCATCGTATTATGCGTGCTCCTGAAAAACGTATTTTCAAGATTGACGTTGGTAATATTCCTCCAAACGAGATTGACTCATATATGGAAAAGTTGATTGCTAAAACCAAAAAGGTACCATATATCGATGAAAAAAGTGGTGATTACAATCTTCGTTTCAATCTTCAAAACATGGTTGAAGATTTTTATCTTCCTGTTCGTGGTGGTGATAGTGGTACCAGCATTGAATCTCTTAGTGGCATGGAATTCACTGGCACGGACGATATTGAATATCTGCGTAAGAAAATGATGGCTGCTCTCAAGATACCTAAGGCGTTCTTGAGTTATGATGAAGATTTGAGTGGTAAAGCTACATTGGCACAAGAAGATGTTCGTTTTTCTCGTACAATTCAACGTATTCAACAAATTCTTATCAGTGAATTGACCAAGATTGGTATTGTACACTTGTATGCACAAGGATACAGAGATTCAAGTTTGGTTGATTTTAGTTTGGAACTTACCAATCCATCAACGGTATTTGAAAAGGAAAAGATCGACATTTGGTCAAATAAGGTATCTGTCGCTAAAGACATGTTGGATAATAAGTTGTTTAGTAAAAAGTGGGTATACAACGAAATTTTCCATATGTCAGATGATGACATGAACAATATCAAAAACGATATTGTTGATGACGCAAAACAGACATACAGATTTAAACAGATTGAAGAAGAAGGTAATGATCCTGCCAAGTCATTCCAAAAAGTTAGTCCAGAAGAAGGCGGTGGCGGTGGCGGTGGTGGAGGCGGTGAAACCGGTGGAGAAGCTGGCGGTGAATCCGCTCCTGCTGGTGGAGGAGAAGCTGGTGGTGCAGAAATTCCTACATTGAAGGAAAAGTCAAAGCCAGACTATGAACGTCCGTCTCAAAAAGGATTGAAAAAGGCCAGTAATTATCCATTCGGAGAAGATCCACTCGGTCATCTTGAAATGAATAGGGATTTTAAAGCAGATAGATCCCCAAATCATAAGTTCACAGGATCTTCACCGTTTAGTCTTGAAAGTATCAATAAGGAATTGACTACTTTAGACTCATATCTCAAGACTGCAAAACAAGAAAAACAAACATTGATTTCCGAAAATAAACAAAAATCCATGATGGATGAATCTAACATACTAGAATAATACAATTATGGGAGTTTCATCAAAAATTGATATATTTATAAATTATAACTACTAATATGCACAAAGCGAAGCATTCAAAGTTCAAAAATACGGGAATTTTGTTTGAGCTGCTTACCCGTCAAATAACAGCAGATATTATTGGGGGTAAGGATGAATCAGCTGCCAAACAAATTCTTTTTAAGTATTTTTCTGAGAATACCGAATTAGGTAAAGAGTATCAACTATACAATTTCCTACTAAACGAAAAAGCTAGAGATGCCTCTCACGCTGAAAGAATAATCAGTGTGGTATTGGAATCACGGGCACAATTAGATGACAAACGACTAGCACAACAAAAGTACGATTTGATCCGTGAGATAAAAGAAATCTATCCAATTGATAGTTTCTTAAAAGCCAATATCAAGAATTATCGTATTTTTGCATCCATTTATAAAGTCTTCGAAAATAAGACATCATCCAAGTTTGACGTTAAAGAAGTAGTTCAATCCAGAGAATCCATCATTGAGTCTTTGTGCAAAACAGTAACTAAAAAGTCTGATAATGATGAAGGATTGTTGGAATACTATAAACAACAAAGCGAGGATATTCGTCTTCTCGCATACAAATTGTTGTTGGAAGGTATGAATACCAAGTATAAGGATTTTGATGACAATCAAAAGAACCTTATTCGTGAATACATTCTTAACGTATCAAATACCAATTCTCTTTCCAAATACGTTTGTGAAGAAATTGAAAAGATTAAGAAAATTATATCAGATTCTACATCCAAGATTAAAGATAATCAAGTTGTTTATATTAAACTTACAGAAATCACTAATGTTTTGGATAAAGTAAAACCTTCTACTGTTGTCAAAGACAATCATATTATGGCATTATTATTGTCATATGAATTGGTCAAAGAACTTAATAACTTGAAATAATATGAGTAAAGAAAAGAAACCAGAGACTCCAAATTTGATTACCGGAGAAGATGAAGCCAAGTTGAAAGAACTTATCAAGAAATTGATTAAACAAGAACTACAAGATCTTGATGAAACATCAACAACTAGTGGAACTGGTGGAACTGGTGGAATTGATGGCATTAAAACTCCACGTGCTTTTGCAGCGCCTGGACAACGTGGTAGTAATAGTGCAACTAAGGCTACATTGAAACAAAATCCCGGTTCAAAGCTTGCAGAAAAAGAAGAAGAACTTGACGAAAAGAAGGCACCAAAGAAAAAGAAGGAAGTTAAGAAGAAAAAGCCAGATGCAGATGGTGACGGTGTTCCTGATTGGGCTGATAAACATCCCGGTAAAGATGACGCTGACTTTGAAAAGAAAATTTCAAAAGCAACACCAGATCAAAAGACCAAGTTTATTAGAACAATAACCAAGGGCATTAAAGATCTTACTGAAAAGGAAAGTAAGTTAAACGAGGCGGTATCTCGTTATATTCGTTTGAAAGAAAATCCTAAGAAGAATTCTTATAAGGTTTCTTTGATTACTCAAGAAATCACAAAGATGCTTAGAGAAGTAGACTTTTTAATGAGTGTTAACCATAAACTTAAGACTGAGATGGAAGTTCCAAATGAAACTTTGTGGAAACGTACATCTGATAGAATGGCTGAAATCAAAGCTAGACTCAAGTCTATTGGTGAAAAACTAAGAAAAATACAATAATATGATTTCACTTGTCAAATTACTTACCGAGGACGAAAACGATCCTCAACATTTTGGTACATCGACTGCGGGCGGTCAACCATTGCCTGCTACTTCTGTAGACTATAATGTTAGTTCAGATTTTAGTGATTTTGAAGCAAAGATTGCAAGAACAACGGCTGAATCAAAAGCAGCATTCTTACAAAATTTGAACAATAGAGTTTTGGGTAAGAAGGTATCAATACAAGCATCCAAAGGATACGGTCAACCTGTTCGTGATTATGAAATCTCAGTAACAAGTACCAGTCTTGACTATTTTTATGATCGTTATGTAGTAATTCTACGTGACGAGGATGATAAGGAATACTTTTTGAAGCCCGGATTCAAGATTACAATTTTGGGTCAAGGTGAACCATTAAAGATAGAAAAGCCTAAAGAACCAAAAACTGCTGAACCGGGAACAAAAGCAACAACAAAAGGTGGACAAGTTGCAATTCAAACCGCTAAGCCAATGCCACAAACACAATACGTTGCACAACCACAACAGAAAAAACAAGCTTAATTATGGATAAAACAGTACAAACAGGTTGGATTTTCTTTGAACCAATTGGTGGACAGTTGAATGAAGCAACTGACGATCCATCAAAATCTATGATCGTGCAAGGTGTTCTTCAACGTGCAAACGCAAAGAATCAAAACGGTCGTGTATATCCAAAAGATATTTTGGAACGTGAAGTCAAGAAGTATGAAGACAACTTCGTAAAAGAACGCCGTGCATTGGGTGAACTTGACCATCCGGACAGTAGCGTTGTCAATCTTCAAAACGTCAGTCATAACGTTGTTGAAATGATGTGGAATGGTGATGATTTGGTTGGTAAAGTAGAAATACTTCCTACACCAAGTGGTAATATTTTAAAAGCACTTTTTAAGGCCGGTATTAAGTTGGGTATTAGTAGTCGTGGTTTAGGAAGTGTACGTAAAAATGTAAGAGAAAATGCAGATGAAGTTCAAGACGATTTTGAACTTATTGCATTTGATTTTGTAAGTAATCCATCGACCAGAGGAGCATTTTTATTTCCAACTGGTGCATTGAATGAGTCTGTACAAAATACTACTGTAAACAAATACGCAAAAATTGAATCGTTGATTCACGATATAATCTCTGAAGTTAAATAAAATATGAACAACACTCAACTGATAATTGAAAATTTATATTTCAAGCAACTTCTTTCCGAGGAAGTTGCTTTTTTTGATCAATACGAATCACTTTTTGGCGATAGAACCAAAGAGTTTTTTCAACACTATATTGACGGACTGTCTGCTCAAAAAGAATTGATTCTTCAGTTGGAAAATCTTGAGATTACCGAACAACTTATTCAAGAAAAGTTTGGTGATCAATTTGCAGCAAAAGCTGCCGGTTTGGGAGCAAAAGCTAGAGCTGGTATCAACAAGTTAGCCACCGGTGGTAAGTTGGGTGGTACACTTGGCAATTGGGTACAAAATAAATTTGGTGTTAAAGGTTCCACAACTGATGCAGGAAACGAAGCATATCTTAAAGCCAGAAACCAAAACTTCACAAGAAGTTTGGGGGATTATTTAGGTCAACTCAAGACATTTGATAAATCTATACCTGATAAAGTTGGTTCTGTTCCAGTCAAGATGAGTGGATGGGCCGGTGGAATTTGGCAGAAGGGTAAACAAATTGCAAGTGGTGCAGGTGATTTAGCATTTGCTGGTACACTTTTAACTCCAGCAATGTTGACCGGAACTGCTTTTGCTGGTGTCGGTGGTGTTGAAAAGTTGGCACGTAAATTAAATGAAGTATTTGATGCACAATGGGCAAAACTTCAAAACCTTCAACCAGTACAAGATTTTGATCGTTTGTTTGAAGTAAAGAAAAAGTTGCTTCGTGATAAACTATCAAAGATAGATTCATCTGGTAAAGAAACTTCTACCATTCTTAGTACCATCGATGCATTAGGAAAATATGGACGTGAAAATCCAATTAAATCTGGTATCATTATTGGTTTGTTAACTTTTGCAGCAGCTATCAGTGCAGGAACATTGGGTCTTGGTGTATTAGCTTCTTCACAAGTGTTTATTCTTGCCACGGCTGTCAGTTTTGTTTTACGTACAGGTCTAGGTTTGTTAAAGGGTGAAAGCGCATCAGCATCCGTTGGAGCTGGCGTTAAAACCGGTGTTGCAACTTTAGCTGGTGGTGCTCCGGTGGGAGCCACTGTAGGAGCAATTCCTTCAATTAAAAATGAATCTTTGATGTTGTCTAATATCGTACAAGATATTTTATCTGAAGCGGATCCGGCAACATCTGCTCCTGCAACAGCACCAACGACTCCTGTTACTCCATCTGCACCTACATTGAATCCAAATCAACTTAAAGCAGTTGAGAATCTTAAGTTTAACATTGGAAAAGAAATTTCAACATATCTAAAAGATGTTGCAAAGACATTTAAAGTAAAAGGTGCATCAACCTCAGAGTTGGTGGACAATTTAAAGAAAATTCCACAAGCAAAAACTGCTGTTGATATCATTGAAAGTTTGATGGCAGAGTTTCCAAAATATAAATTGGAATTTCCTAAAGATGTTGTTGTAGATGATAAAGAAGCTTCAACACCTCCAACCCCAGCTACACCAGGCGGTGGTGGTGGCGGTGGAACCGCACCAGGCGGTGGAGGTGGTGGCGGTGGAGGTGGTGGCGGTGGAACCGCACCAGGCGGTGGAGGCGGTGGCGGTGGAACCGCACCAGGCGGTGGAGGCGGTGGCGGTGGAACCGCACCAGGCGGTGGCGGTGGAGGCGGTGGCAAAACACCAAAACCAAAGCCAGGCACACCTGATCCAACAACTCCAAGTACACCCGAGCCAACGAAGCCAGGCACACCTGAACCAGCGAAGCCCGGTGAACCTGAGCCAACAAAGCCAGGAGAACCAGAACCAGCGAAGCCCGGTACACCTGAGCCAAAACTTGCCGGTGGTACTCCAATTAATTTGACTCCGGTTTTGACTAAACAATTAACTTCTGTAAAACAAAATCCATTGGTTGCAGGCGGTTTGGCTAATCGTATTAAAACGATGTCAACGTTGAAGATGTCAAATCCTGCTGATGCTAAGTATGCAAAAGCATTACTTCAAAAAATTAAATCAGTTGCATTGAGTAATCTTAACAAAGCATCTATTCAAAAACAATTGGGTGGTAATGTTGAACAGTTGAGAAAAGAATTGGTTAAAGAAGCAATGACTTCGGCAGATATTAATACATTTGCTAAGGAGTTGGGGGCGTTAATACCATTGTTGGTAAACATTACTTATGGATTACGTCAGGTGATGAATCCTCGTTTACCAAAAACTCCAGCAACACCTGTTACTGAGGATGCAACTTATGCACAACCTGGCATTGAAGGTCGTGGTGAGAAAAATGTTGCTGCGGATCCAAATGTTAATGAAAAGGATTTGAAGTTGATTAAAGCGTTTTTGACTAAACTTAATCAATTATCAGTTTCATTAAAAGCATTGAATGTGGCAAGTCCAACAAAAGAACAAGTTAAGCCTGTGATCAAGGATATTCTTGATATCTTTGATATTATTAATGGAAAACTTGTTTCTGGTATGAAGGTTGATGCACAAGTGGAAGCCTTGTTTAAAGACATTGATTTGACCCCAACTGTTAATATCAAGGATGGTTTGATGTTAAAAGTAAAACTTGGAAACGTTCCAAATATTTTCAAGTTTGAAAAAGGTGCGTGGAGTCATAGACAAAAAGACGGAACATTTGTTACAGTCAATCCAAATGAGAAAAGAGGTAAAGAAATCTTTGATCAATTAACTGCTCTCGCAAAGAATGGTCAAGACGACACGGCTCAGATTCAAAAGGATGATGAAGAAAAGGCAAAGGTAGATAAGGCCAAAAAAGACAGTGACGAGGAACAAGCTAAGCTCAAGAAAGCGGATGATGACAAGGCCGCTGCTGAAAAGGATAGGAAGGCTGGAATTGAAAGAACAAAGTCGGCCGCAGCTGGTACAAGAGCTAAGGCAACACCAAAGACCGGTTCTGATATTGTCAAACCTGGCGAGCCGTTGTCATTCGACAAATCTAAGTTCGAAGAAAACTTCAAATCTGATTACAAGAATTACTTCTGATACTTAACCTGAACAACAAAAAACCCACTCTTTCGAGTGGGTTTCTTTTTTTATTTATACATTAATTATTCCATGTGGAAATAACGTTCCAACATCATGCCACATTCTTGATATAGACCTTGCATTTCTCTCATTTTTGATTCACAGTCAGCTGCCATCTTCTTGAATTCGGTGGTCATCTTTTTGATTTCGTTAGTATGTTTACGAATGGTCTTTTCTTCGAACCATGCGTTTTCTTCTTTGTTACCTTCATGAAGTTTTTCTACCAAGTATGCTTCTGATAGTTCACCGATGTTTCCCATCTTATTGGCGACTTCCATCAAAGTTTTACGTGCTTCCAACACTTCATTGTATTTGTTATATTCAAACACCAACTCTTGAAGCATCTTCTTTTGTTCTTTGGATAGACCACGTTGAACCACTGGTGCTTGTGCGACTGGTTCTGGGTGTGTAGTTTCAGCAACAGCGTGTTTACTTACTGCGGTGATGTCAGATTGAGGTGGTGACATCTTTGATGCTGGAAGGTTTTCTATGATAGATTTTAATTTCATACTTTTGTATAAATATAGATTTTCTGTCAATTCGTTTGTTAATGTATCAAAATAATCTAATAGACCGGGATTTTTATCGGTACCCATTAGTTTACCATATACTTTTTCTAATTTGTAAGAACCATTTGGTTCTGAAAAACTTTTCTTTTCGAGTACCCATTTATGATCTTTGGTTCTGGATATACGTCGTGTAAACTTCTTTTCATCTGCAAGTTCTGTAGGAAGACTGTCTTCTTCCATGTGATATCCTTCGTCTCCGGAGTTTACTCCTGAGAACCCCATACTTGCAAACATTTCAATATCACCGGGTTTCCAATCTTTAAGAGGAACCAAATTGGTATCTGTATCTTCCACTTTCTGTGGGTTCAACATGTGACTTGCTTTTGATCGATTGATCAAATGCGGATGTTTACCTTCTTTATTTGGATTGTGTGTTTGTACTATTCCACTGATTTTGTCCATATTATAGTCCTATATTGCCAGCGTCATTTATTTTCTGAAGGAAATCTGGTAACAGTTGTGTATCACCTTTGATATTAGTGAAACTGTCAGATGTAATAATTGTCACTTTGATTGGTTCTGGCTTTTTTGGATCGGGGGATTCAGGTTTTTGTGTTGGTTCAATCAAAGTAAAACTCTTATATGCCAACAAGTTTCCAGAACGAATCTTTTTAACTACGGTGGTTTTGTTAATCTTTTCCATTTTACCACCGTTTAAAATATCTTCGGTACTTTTATAACGAATTTCAAATTGGGTACGTGAAAAGGGAGTACGTATGTTTGGAACTGTAGATGCTACTCTTTCTTCATTTGTAAATGAAACACCCACGTTTTGTTTCAAATATGATTCAAATGTATTAGGAGGATTCAACTGAATCTCCTTTTTATCAACGATAGTTTCACGTTCAGCTTCATCTAACACCTCATATATCAACTTCTTAATGAGTGTTTTAAGCTGTGTTTTTGAATCTTTAGACATAAATTACGATGCTATATAAATAGACGTTAATACCATACAAACATGAAGATTTTTATATGTTTTAAAAAAAACGTATATATTTATATTCAAATGCGGCAAAGTCTTTGCTGCCACAATAATAAAAAATTCGATTGAAGTTCCTCCTCAATAACTTCAGAACCACAAGGAAAATATAATATGTCAGATCTATTAAAAGAAGCGCTTGCGGACGCTAAGGCAGTTCGTGCTACCGCTCTTGCAAATGCAAAGGTAGCACTTGAAGAAGCCTTCGGTGAACGTGTGCAAGCATTGTTCGCAGAAAGACTAAAGGAAGAAGCCGCAGATGAAGGTATGTCATCTGGTAATGCTATTTCTTCAAACGACACTATGACACAACCATCAGAAGATGGTATGGCACAAGAAGACCAAATCAGTGATGCTGAATTGGAAGAAATTATTGCCGAACTCGAAAAGGATGCAATGGAAGAAGAAGGTGAACCAGCTCCAGCCGATCCAAACATGATGGCTGCTCCTGCTGCACCAGCAGATCCAACTGCTGTTCCAGCACCTGCTCCTGCTCCTGTGTCTGACACACCTGCTCCAGCTGCTCCTGTGTCTGATACCCCAATGGCCGCTGCACCAGCCGCTCCTGCGGATCCTAATGCCGCAGCTGCTCCTGCTCCAGCACCTGCTCCTGATGCCGCAGCTGCTCCTGCCGCAGAAGAAATCGAAGAGATTTCTCTTGACGAACTTCTCGCTGAACTTGAATCCGAAGAGGGTCTAAGTGAAGCCAAGAAGGAAGATGGTGAGGCAGAAGAAAAGGAAAAGAATGACGACGACTCTGAAAAGGATGAGTCCGTTTATGAGGAACAAATTGCAGAAGTCACCGCACAACGTGATGAAGCAATGAAGACCGTTGAAATTTTGCGCAGCCAAATCAATGAAGTTAACTTGTTGAATGCCAAGTTGCTTTATACCAACAAGTTGTTCAAGCAATTTAGTTTGAACAATGAACAAAAGATGAAGGTTGTCGAAAACTTTGATCTCACTACGAGTGTACGTGAGGTTAAATTAACCTATGCTATTATGGCCGAATCGTTTAATTTGGGTGGATCAGTTGTTAAGAAGAAAAATACAACTGCAACTACTATCACCGAAGGTTTGGCAAGTAAGGCAGTTGCAAGTACAAAACCATCACAACCAATTGTTGCTGGTGGTAACCAAATGGCAGAGAGATTCAAGACGCTCGCTGGCATTAAGAAGTAATAAAGTCTGATAACAACAAATTAAACAAACAGGAATAATATTATGAGTGCTGATGTAAAGTCACTTCTAACAACAAATATGAATCCACAGGCAGAGCTTATGGCCAAGACCCGTGGACTACAATCAAAGTGGGATCAAACTGGTTTGCTCGAAGGCCTAAATGGCGTCGAGAAGGCAAACATGTCAATCCTTCTTGAAAACCAAGCAAAGCAACTTCTTGACGAAGCTACCGCAACCGGTACTTCATCAAACAGTGAACAATGGGCAGGCGTTGCTCTCCCACTCGTTCGCCGTGTGTTTGCTGAAATCGCTGCTAAGGAGTTTGTGAGCGTTCAACCAATGAACCTCCCAAGCGGTCTTATCTTCTATTTAGACTTCAAGTATGGTACCAACAACGGTGCTTTCACTAAGGATGCATCAAACAACTATAGTTCACTCTTCGGCGGTACCGGCACCAAGCTCGGTTCAACCGATAGTGCAACTGGTGGTCTCTACGGTGCAGGTCGTTTCGGTTACTCAATTAACGATCAATCAATCAATCACATCACCGCTACCCGCGCTGCTGTGTCAAGTTTGAGTGGCGTTAACTATGACGCAACCTTCAGTGCATCTGTTGCTGCTGGCGAAGTTTTCACTTTGACCACCACCAACTTGTACAGTGCTTCAAGTGCTGCTGGTAA